AGTAATTTTTTATCTGCGTATTTCTCAAGTAATTCTACCTGTAATTCTGTTCCGCCCCTGGGGTTCATTTTTGATTCATTACTTTCTCTAATAACTCTAAACCTTTATTTGTTACTTTAACAGTAAGATCTACTATTAAATCTTCTTCTTTATTTTCTTTTAAAAATTCTTCTTTAGATTTGTAAGTCTTTCCAGTTGTTTTACTTTTAAAACTTTCTTCTGTCTTACATTCTATTTCAACTATTTTATCCATTCGTTCCTATTCTATCTAATAATGCATAACTGATAACGCCTTTAATAACATCAACAGTTGCTGATTGTGCTAATATAGCATCTCCTTCTTCTAAATTCAAGACTGTTTGAGCAGCATTTCCATTACAGGCACCTTGTACACTTGCATGAATAAATTGATATGTTGTAGATGCTGAATAGTCATAAACATACATATCTAATGTAACTGCATTTGATCCTGTATTAGTTACAGCAATATCTTTAACGATTGCAACGGATGAAGTATTAATACTTAATACAGTTGTTGCATTTGTAGTCGTTAAATTAAATCCTTGATTTTTATAAAATATAGCCATTATGTTAAATCAAACCATTTTAATAAACCAGACACATCTCCATTAGCTGTTCCTGGTCTTACACCTAATGTTAAAGTATCAGACACGCCTGCAATAGTTTGTCCAAGTTGATTTGCAAAAGCTATAAAATCTCCACCTAAAGTAAATGGTGCAGTCTTACCTCCTAAATATCCTCCAGCAACTCTTGTGCCAGTTGAAGTTAAATCAACTGTTGTTAAATCATATTCTACATTATCACTAAAACTTGAATATGAAAAGGCAGAGGATGGTGTTGCATTAATAAATAATCCCCATTCAAAATCTCCATTAGATATGTTTAAAACATCTACACCAGCTGGAACTATAACTGCATAGGGTCTTGAAGTTTTAATTCTAATCGTTGCAATATTATAATAAGTATTTGCTGTAGGTAAATTTACACCTGCACTAACAGTCGCTGTTCCAATCATTTGTTCTAATCCTTGTGGAGAATAACCACCCTCAGAAATACAAGAAGAACATATTTGTTGTAATGTATAAGTTCCTGCAGTTAATGTTCCAGCTCTTTCAATCTCATAACGAATTGGAAGATTGGCTGTTTGCATATAAACAGTTGTTAAATTGTTAGCATTATAAAAAGTATGCGCTGTTATTAATTGACCATTAATAACAAATCCAACTCTAACAGATCCAACACCTAACCATTCAATATCAATAAATAATATATTAGATGTAGCGGCATTTAACGTATAACCACTTGGGCCACTTCCATTTAAAGTATCCCCATTCCAACTAGATTGTGATATTTCAGTATCAACTGCTACACCTGATGTATAAGTTCTTCTTACTATTTTAAGTGTTGTTCCATCTGCTGTAAAAAATATTCCGTTATTTGCATCAAATAAACCCACCTTTTGTTTTAAGTTTGCAGTTAAAGTATTCATTACAAATGTATTAAAAATAAGTAATGATTTACCTGGTTGATAAGACATTACTCTATTAGATTGTCTTACTGTCTTAGAACTTGCTGCTTCTGTTACATTTAAATTAACTGTAGATTTATTAGCTGTATAAGTAACACTTCCACCATTTGCAGTAGTTGCATTAAATAAAGTATTCTGTGACATTATGTTTTTACTGTCAAAGATAGTTAAAGGGTTAGAAACTCTTAATCTTCCAAATGCATCTACACTATTTCCACCTGGAACTATAACTGTGGGATTAGATGGAGTTCCTGTATCACATCCAAATCCATTTTGATTTCCATACATAAATTGTAGCATTGCTGCTTGTTCGTTAATTAAATCTTGTTGATATCCAAAGTTAAGCTGATTCTTAATTGTGTTAAGTGATTCAAGTATTTGTCTTTGATTATTAACATCATACTCAGGTGTTGGATCTGGTATATAAGCCGTAATCTTTGCCATTATCTTCTACCACCTGCTTCAATATCTAATCTCAAAGTTCCATATCTCCAAGTTTCACCAATTGCATCATTTTCTATTTTTAAACTTACCTGTCTTCCTCGCACGCGCGTGTCTACCTTATCAGTTGAAGATGTAATTGTAAAAGGTCCTGTGATTAATGGAGGTGTATTAGAAGGTACTGAATTCGCATTTGCTGGATAATCTCTAAAGAATAAAGTTATTTTTGCATTACCTTCTAGACTCTTAAAGTCTGGAATAAATCGTTTAACACGCATAATTAACTGACCATCTCCACCTAAACCTTGTTCTGATATATCGTAATCTCCAGATTGAATGTATGCAGCAATAGCTGTTTGAGCACCGTTTGCATCTACTTCATTAACACCCGTTTCTTGTGCCCAGTATTTAGTTGAACCAAATAAATTACTTACACCATTAATTGTTGGAAATGTTGGTGTAGCTGTTGCATTATATTGTGTTGCATAAGGTAAATCAAAAGTAACAGCATCATTATAAGTTGTTCTAGCTAAAGATCCAACTGCCCAAGTATTTTCAACGAAGTTATAAACTACATTTCTATCTAATTGAGTTGACCCTGCTTTTGCATAATTCCAACCTACTTCATTAAATAATGAATTATGATATGCATAAGTTATTTGACTTGCATCATAGTTAATTCCTAAATTGTCTCCAATATTTGTAAATACAAAGTCTTCAACTAATGATGGTAATTGTTTTACCGTTCCATCAAATGCAAAGAATCCTCCTCCAAATCCAATCCAGAATACTGCTCCTTGTGCAAATACCATAGCATGTTGACCAATACATCCACAATTTGTACCCACTTGTCTAATTGAGAATGTAAATGGAGGGCCAACAAATTGAATAGTGTATGCTGCCTGATCTGTTAAAACAAAGATATAATCTTTACCCTGTATTGCTCCTATAATCTCGTTGCCCGTATCTAGTCTAAATGTACCTGCAGTGTTTGTCACCGTTGGATTCCAAGTATTAATATCTTCTTGATTTGAAAATCTTATAAGCATTGGGTCTTGTGTTGTTGTATCTCCAATTGTAGTTTCTGTTCCAAATAAAAATAAATGTCTATCTCTATCTGATACAACAGAACAAATTGATGCTGTTGGAGCATTTGCAACAATTGTAGCTCTTACAGTTAATCTTGCTATTGCAGAAGGATTCCAAGTATAAGTTGATCCGTTCTTGACAGTTGCAACTAGAATTTGACCATAATTATCAAGTGACCAGGAACCTGGTGCAAGTGTAACACCTGCAGTATTTGATTCTTCTCCCCAATCAACCCAACTTGTTGCATTAGTTACAGTAACACCTGTTAAATGAGAAGCTGCTGTAGATCCATTTGCACCTCGAGTACAACCTAAAAATTGAGTTGCATTTTTACTTGTATAAGTAATTAATTCTGTTCCAATATCTATTCTTCCAGAAGTTGGAAAAGCTGAAGTTGAAACAACTGTAATAGTTGTAACTACAGCATCAATTCCACCATTTAATGTAGTTGTAGCTGCTGTTGGAATTGTTCCACCCCAATAGCCTGTTCCAAATCCAAATGCTGGAGTTTGAAACGTAGGTCCAATAGAAATATATGGAGTTGTTGTTAAAGATCCACCTGCTGTAACACCGGTGCCTGTCTCGTTTGATGGCATCGTAACTGTAAAAGTTCCTGATGTTGGAATTGTTTTAACTTCAAAAACATTTGTTGTAAAATCTGCTGATGTATAACTTGTAGTAGGTGCTCCTGGAGTTGTGACACTTGTAAAAATGATATAATCACCAACCTCTAAACCGTGTGCTGCTTTATTAATTGTAACTGTTGCTGATCCTGTTGTAGATGTATAAGTGCAAGAAGTTAGAGCTGTGCCAAGTGGAGTGATATCATAGAAAGAACCCTCATAATAAATAACTAGCAATTTTGAAGTTCCTATTGCTGCATATTTTTTACCATCTAATGCTGTCCAAGTATGCTGGTCGCGCGCTGGACCTGCTAAGGTGCTAGAAACGAGTTGCTGGAATCCACCTATCTTTTGTGGTTCACCATAACGAAATCTTATATTATCACCATCAATCCATTGCCCTTCGGCTCCGGTTGCAGTTTGTTGTTTATTAAATCCAGGTTTAAATTGTATTTTCTGTAATGGCATAACCCTCTATTATACTTATAAATACTGTAAATACCAGAGGAGCTTGAGGTAGAATTGGTGGTAAACTCCTCTAGTAAGAGGATTCTATATCACTTTTTAAACCAAGCTGGAAGTCCTAAATGAGGTCTACGATCGTATATATTTTCTTTAGATCCTTTAGTTTCAACATTATTGTAATGTAAAAATACTTGACCACAATCATCAAAGGATAATTTATCTCTCCAATGTTCTAATTCATTACCACGATATACTAACATATCACCAGGCTGTAACATTACTTTAACACCTTTAGATTTAGATGCTTTATAATTTCCTGTCTTTTCATCTACACCACCTTGTGATGCATCTGGTTCTAAATAAATTGGCCAACAACCACCACCTAAGTGCATAGTTGTAGAAATCTCACATGAAAATCTATCCTTGTGTTTATGTAAGACA